ATGGGATAGTCTTTTGTCCATCGACGGATTTTGCTGCTATTATGTCTTTGTATTTTGCTTCTGAAACCATAACATTGGGTGCTGTCATCATGGTAGATGCCAGTTTTATAATAAATTCCATTTGGGGTACTAGACTGATATTCATGAACCCTGCAATTGCGGTGACTATCTTGTACATTAGTATTGTATCATGCGTTGTGTATTTCACCACCGTATCATGTGCGCTACGAATCTCGCGCTTGTAAGTCGTTTCAAAGTCCTCTTGAGAGATCCCGCGGCTCACAATCTTATGTCCATTGTCGAATCCTTCTTCGGTGTCGAAATCTTTGCGCGCAATTGTTTCCCCACTGAATTTATCTACCCAGTGTGATCCATCATCGCTCTCTGCCCCATTTTCACGAATGATGCGTTGTAATGCAGTTTTGTATGAAGGGCGTGAGTAATCATTTCCGTCTTCCATCCACGCGAGTGCAAGTTCGTGCATAAATACAGGCAAAAGCGGGGTCTTGGTGGTTTTACAGTATCTCCACCGGCGCGCATTACCCCCATCGTCGTCGCATCTATTTCCATCAACGCATTCTTCTGTGTATCGATTGATAAAGAATACCAGATCGGTGTATTTATTATTGAGGTCTTTTTGAGCCACTATCTTTTGTTTGAGTTCCATGTGTGGTGAGCGTGTCGCAACTTGCGTTACCCCGCTTGCGACCATCTCTACCCCGATTGCAAATTGTTTTAGGTCGTATTTACACATTTCGTATGTGCGTCGCGTCTTTAACACCTTGACGAGGTGTTGGCTGCGTGCAACCCGTTCCGCTAGATATGTTCGCAGTTCTTGTGCTGTTGCCGCCAGTTTTTCATCAAACCGATTAATAATCTCTTTCAAAATGTTTTCATGCATCAGCGCCTTGGTTTCGGATACGGATACGCATTTGTCATCAACGCTCATAGAGTTTTCATTGTAAACACATCCTGGTTCTAGACTGCAGTTGAGTGCGGCGCTGTCGGTCAGAAGGGTTGCGCTCATTTGTTCATCGACCTTCCAAGTGTCATTAGTACGTCTAAAGTAGAGTACTGCACCTTCACCGTCGTCATGTAATAGTGCGTATTCGCCATCACGTACCCGCTTCTTGCCGACAATAAGGGTGTCGGTTAGGTGTTCTACCTCTGCATCAGATACTGAATTGGGTTGCGACCCGCGTACTTTGCTTCGGATAAACGTGAAAAAGTTTTCAGGAGTCATCTGTGAGTATTCTGTGTCGAACTTCTCAATCGTATTAGCAAACGGATCATTCTTTTTAATCAACATCGTGTAGTTGGTGTCGTCATACTTTCTGTCAAAATAGATGGTCGTCTTATTGTCTCTTTGCATCTCTTCTTGAGAGAAGTATTGTTTTGCAATTATCACCATTTTGCATTTGTTTTCGCCCTCTTTCTTCTCTTCTTTGTCTTTATTCGAGGTGTCATCTTCTCTGAAAATGTCCAGCATAGTGTCTACCTTTTCGTGAACAAGAATGTCAGATGTTTGGCGCGACATCACGTCGGTCAGTGCTCTTCCATAATCTAAATGAACCATTCTGGAGAGCAACTCACTATTTGAGTAATTTAATCCGGATTGATTGTATTGATATGCAATCGCGTTTTCTGAACTGTCTGTGTATAGGTCTGCAATTGACCTTGACGAGAACTGGTTGGAGTGGGCCATTTTTTTGATACGTGAAAGAATTTTCCATCGTATCTTTTTATCATCTAGATACTGGGAAATATTTTTATTCACATGTTTTTTAATATCAGAATATTGTGTTTCCGTGACATCTTCTGCATATATGCTGTATGGTTCAAGAAGGGTTATAAAGTCATGTGCATTTAGTTTGTCTTTCATTTTGTCTGCCAGCATCTCGACCAATTGTTTCGTTGTTGGGACAATGGTGCGAACATAATCTTCAAACGTGGCATCCATTAGATCTGGACCCATCTGGTAATTCGTAAAATTATTGAAGGTGGATCTATTGTATTTGTTGTGGCTAGTAAGACTGTCTATAGCGACGGTATGAACTTTAGTTTTTCGACCCAATGTCTTAAAGTAGGTAGAATACATGGTGCTGTATAGAACCTTTTGATCGATAGACGTTCCAGGTCTAGACACTAGAGAGAAACGCGTGATTGAATAAGGTAATGTCATAATAGAACGAATCGCCATACGCTCGCCCGTAGAGACAGGAACACGTTCGGTTCTCTCTGCACTGTTCATATTAGGATCTCTAGTGACCAAAAGACTAGTTGGTGCAAGATACTGTTGTTTTACCATACGTGACGTAGACACTGCAGAGGTTGATCCTGAAATGCATGATGATCTAAAGTTGGTAATATTGTTTATAACCGAATACTGATCAACAGGTGTTTCTACCGTAGCGATTATGTCACGGTCTTCAACACTTGTTTCACTAAATGAAGCGAAGGTGTTTGCGAGAGATGAGATATATTGTCGGTACTTGTTTACTACATCGTTATTTGCTCCGCTCATATAGGCTTGTTCATTTGCATTGTGGGATGTTTCGAGTTCATCCATGAGTTCAAGACTTTGAATGTCTCCAATATCTTCATCGCCAGGAACGGGGACATCATATATATTTCGCACCATTTTAGTGACTGGAACTACCCATAAGAGTGGGTGTCGCATGCGTACAATATCTTCTACCATCGGTTTCCAATTGTCAGTATTGGTTTTTATGCCTGTTACATTAAAGTAGTTGTCCATTAAAGAGTACGTTTTTCTCAATTGAACATATCGTTCAATCTCGATTGCTAGACTGTTGGTGCTTCTAAAGCCTCTTGACCCCTCATCTTGTTTCATAATGAGGTCATCCAATAAATCATCGGTTTGGGTGGTGAGTGTGTGACGCTCCTTTGACTTGTCTACAGTTCGCATTGTTTCCACCGCATCAAGTGATGCCCCGATGTTACGTTGTTTGGCGGTAATAATATATTCTCCCAAGATTGTCTTGTTTGCGACGAGTTTATTTTTGGTCGCACTGTCTTCGCGAACCTCGCCTTCTTCAAGGTCACTGTCGTCTGTGTCTGCCTCGAGTTCTTCTATAGGTGGTCTCTCGACCACCCCCTGTTCTACGAGTTCTTCTAAATCGTCTCTAGCCACGTCTAAATCAACATTGTCTAGTGGCAAACTTTCCGCCGATGTATCTGATACATCGGCGTTTATAGGCAACGCAACTTCTGGGGCAGGTCGTAATTCAATGCGATTGATCATTACATTTTGTGGCAGGCCTTTGTAGTCAAAGTTGAAATACAGATATTCATTCTCTGTGTCAGATGAGTCATTGTATGTGCGTACTTCTATCATATCTGATTCGAGGTTTGTAATCTCTCCCGTTATGACTGATGGTGTAGGACCATCGAAGTATACGTCGATCCATTTTCCGACAACAAGTCCATGCTGCCGTGCGTAACCTTCTAGTGGAGCTCTGGAGACCACGACAATTTCTTGAATGGTTCCGTCGCCCAAAACACCTCCCTCATGTATTCTCAGTTTGAGTATATCCATGGTGTCCATGTTGACTAAGTTAAGTCTCTCTTCATCGATGTAATCAATAAAGAACAGTTGGTGATTGAACAACTGATTGTCTGGAGCAACAATGCGGATCACATCCGATAGTTTCAACTGGATGGATCCTTCGTTGGTTGTAGTAGAACCAGATTCTTTGCGTGTCATTCCTATAATTAACAAAGATTTAATATATTACCGACATACTCATTAGCATATACAGCGTGAGAAGTATACTACAATATGAATGCATCACCATACTGGTCGATGAATGGTAATAGATATAGAGAGAAATGTAAAAGTAATGTACATGAGCATGGAATCCGATACAAGGGGATGCCATACATATTTGTTACATGAGGCGTTAAATGAGTTAGGTTGCGAAGAGTTGCTAAACGGTGACAAAAATCCGACTACATCCGGGAAGGAATTAAAAACGACAATCAGTTCGATAGAGAAGGGGGGGTATAAAATGGTCACATACAAGAAGAATACTGTGTCTGATGAAACTATAACGACTGCAGGTCTGTTTCGATCTGTCATTTTCAACTCCAACGACCAACTCGTATGTTTTGCGCCTCCTAAGGCAATGACGTATGAGAAGTTTAAAGAAAACCACCAATTACATCTAGTCAATGTGGAAGAGTTTATTGACGGGACAATGATAAACATGTTCTGGGACAATACAATGGATCCAGAGTATTCTGATGTTTCTAGTATCATTGGTGATGGATGGCATATTACTACCCGGAAGAATATTGGAGCAGACAACCGTTTTTATCGCTACTCCAATAACTGTACCCAGCGAAACTTTGGCGAATTGTTCAGAGAAACATTTGAGAAAGCAGGCGTCGATGTAGAAAAATTAGACAAGTCGTACTGCTATAGTTTTGTGATGCGCCACCCTGAAAACAGGATAATAACCTATGTGAAGGATCCCGAACTATATCTTACCGACGCATTCTTATTGGAGAACCCAACGAACGCTCACTACAACGTAACCGCAGCATATCATTCAAGTTGTCGTGGAATGCCCGCATTCTTCAACTCCAATGTGAAGTTTCCTCGCAGTTTCAAGATAGACAACTACGACCAACTTGAGAAGATGGTCGATGGACATACGCCAGACGGGTCGCTTACAAAGGGGTATATGCTCCATTGCAAACAGACGTGTATGCGTACAAAGATCGTGCCAGAAGAGTACAACTTTGTAAAAGAGTTGCGAGGAAACCTTGCTGATTTACGTCTCCTCTTTCTTACGTTATGCCGAGAAGGTCGAGTTCATGAATACTTGCACTATTACCCAGAAAACTACACAATGTTTGCTGAATATAGTCACCTACTAGACGATTATATCCACTGCATGTATGTGCTATACCGCGAATGTTTCGTTGCTAAAAATAAACCTCTGGTAGAGTATCCCGCCAATTATCGTACACATATGTTTAAGTTACACGGGTTATATAAAGAGTATTATCAACCCAAGCGTGGTCACATTCGTCATCACGATGTAGTTAATTATGTGAATTCTTTGGATATTCCTCTGTTATTTAATACCATGTTTGTAGCCAAGTAACTATGTAATTCATTTCTGATATATCACACCAAAAAAACATTATTTGTTGGTGTGATCATTATAATAATTATTGTAATATTTGAACTAGAACATTGCTTTCAACTGGCTGAACGTCTCTATTCCAGTTTGTAATATACTGAGCATATTTTCTGTTACTTTTCCATGTGATGTTTCTTCTACATATCCTACTCTAAACATAATAAATGCATCATGTGGGTGTAGTTTTTTCGCAGCACAATAAGAGATCGTGTTGGATCCCTCATAATAGTGTGTGTATGCCAAATGTTGAACGATCATACCGATTGTATAGTCCTCGTTGTGAAGTTTAATATCAAACCCGTTTTTGATAGTGCTGCTAGTATCAGTAATGTCACCTTTTCCACTTTTAAATATAGCATGCACATCATTAAGTTTAACCACCAGTCTATCACATGCTCTATGAAGTATTTCTTTGCATGTAAATACCCCGATAGTCTTTAGCGTAAAGTCGAAACTATCCGACAAGAATATTCTCTGTGCATCATGGATTGACCAATTAGCAAGCTCAAATACGGCATTATCTTCTGAAATACCTGCGTCCTTAAGTTCTTGTTGTTTGATCTGGTGTTGCTGTGCTATTTTACCAATATCAGGAGTGTTCCCGTAGCTGCATGTCGAAACCACGTTGAACATACTATTTTCTTCTACATCTACAAATGATAGAGTTGAAGTGAATGCAACATGTTCTCCACTTACATCTACTGATAGTCTGGGACGTAATCGTGTGATGATGATATAGTGTCCTGTTTGTGGATTTGGTGGAAACATTTCACGAACATCTTCAATGCTTAAATACTTATCAGTGACTGTATTTAAAACCTTGATATGTTCTGTAGTGACATATATAAAATCATCCGTATTGTTGCACACGTCTAATTGGATGGTTAGTTGGTCAATAGGCATATCCATATCTGTAATATGGACAGGGATGCATGATAATCGTTGTTTGATGATTTCATTGTTAAATCTGCAGGTGTTTACAGTGATGATTACGTCGCATTTATCTACCGGTGCGGTACGCATCGCTACACATCGGATCTCCGACATAATAATGCGCCGAAGCGCGTTCGCGATGCTCTTATCCACCCCACTCAATGTGAAGGTGGTAGTGTAATCAGTTTCTACGATGTTGGCAACCTTCATGTTCTCTTATACTATAGATAGTAATAAATATCTAGATGATGTTTCAATTCTGTTCAATCTGGAAGTAAATACCCAAACGATTTAGATATATTATTCATTAAGTGTACAATGAATTGTATTCTATACTACAGTAAATATTGTGATCACTCTAAAAAGCTGATAAGTTACTTAACTAGTAATAGCCTTCAGGGGTCTATTCACTTTATTTGTATCGATAAACGTACCCAAGACGCCAAAACGGGACGTACGTACATAATCATGGACAATGGTGAAACGATTATTATGCCTGAGAATATTCAAAGCGTACCATCGGTTCTTTTATTAAATGATAATTATCGAGTTATACAGGGTGATGATATTTACAAACACTTTCGACCTCGTGTAGAAGACGCTGTAAAAAAAAGTACAAATAGTAACATGGAGCCGTCATCATTTGCATTTTCTGGCGAATCCTCGGGACTTGGAGTAATGTCGGACAGTTTTAGTTTTTTAGATATGGGTGCAGATGATTTGAGTACAAAAGGTAATGGGGGTACTCGTCAGATGTATAATTATACCGGCCTCGACGACAGTTCGGGTCAAATGCAAACACCTACAGACGATTTTAATTATCAATCCAGTGCAGGTGGTGGGCAACGCGCAAATACGATGGAACAACTTATGCAATCACGTGAAAATGATATTTCCCAACCGTTCAATCAACGAAAATAGTTTTCACAAAGAATATAGATAAAATGTCATATGAATATATACTATACTAATGAACCCAGCAAAGCAAACACTACAGAAGGCATTTAATGATCATTTTACCGAGTTTATACAAGACATTGTTGACGTGTTTCCAGACAACGTGGATGTTGCTACAGCGAAAAAATCCATGTTCTTATTGCGAAAGGCAAATCCTCGGTTGATCATTGGGATATGGAATAAATATGTGTCGTTAAAATATGCAACGCAGATAGACAATGGAGAAATAGAGTTTTTTACCGAAAAAGACTACGGCGAGGATACTACTAACATGGATAACTCTGCTGAGGTAGTAAATGCAATCAATCGTATACGAGAACCTGTTCGTATGATGTCGCCTGAAAACCAACTGAAGACAATGAAGTATATACAAAACTTAAAAAAGTTATGTGTTATGTATTTTGCAGAATAGAACGATGCACATTATGATGATATGTTGTGAAAATATATCATCTATAGTCAACAATAGAGAGAGTATAGTCAATATACAAAGAATATAAGAATAATAACAGTGTTTATATTAAATCTGTTATTATGGATCCTTCTACGACCGCATCCCTTGACGACATGTTAGAAGAAGTAAGTCAATCAGAACTATTCGATATTGAAGATACTCCTATTACCGAGTCACGTGTTGAGGAATTAGACTCATCTAGCGAAACAGAAGAGCCTACAGAACCGTATGTCCCAGAGGTGCCGAACGATTTCTCAAAACTTGCGAAAGGATTCATAACTGATATTGCTGCAACATTTCCCGAATACAAGATGATTATCAACAAATGGTGGGGATTTGAATCATTTACAACTCCTCAGGTTACCAACCTGTTTGCGCACTGCATGAATGTATATCCTCCTCGTTTTACAGATATTATTTATCAAAATGCCATCATATTTTCAGATGAATCCACTGTCAATGTTGATTTTTTGCCAGGAATTAGTTTTAAGTTTTTATGGAATTGTGATGACGTAACTGACGTACATAGAACAACCATTTGGAAATACCTACAGATGGTGCTACTGTCTGTTTTAGGCACAATAAAAACCGATACGATGAGCGAAGACATGAAGACCATTTTTGACACTATGTCCGAGGACAATATCAAGAACAAACTACAGGAGACCATCGAGAACATTCAAACCGTATTTGACTCTGCTGTCAAAAATACATCTGATGATAGTGAACCAGCAGACCCTGGGGTCTCTGGAGATAGCCCGACACCAGATGCGCGCGCCACCGCAGAAGGTATGCAAGCTCAGATCGACGGACTCATGGGTGGCAAACTGGGCGAACTCGCGCAAGAGATTGCAGAAGAGACAGCGCAGAGTCTAGACATGGGCGAGTTTGACGGGTCTGAAAATGTGTCAGACGTCTTCAAAAAGATGTTCAATAATCCAGGAAAGTTTATGAACCTTGTCTCCAACGTAACCAACAAACTAGACAGCAAAATGAAGTCTGGTGAGTTCCAACAACAAGACCTCATGCAAGAGGCTACTGGTATTCTGCAAAACATGAAGGATATTCCTGGAATGGGGAATATTCAAGAGATGATGAGCAACATGAACGGTGGTGGTGAAGGTGGTGCTCAACCTGATATGGCTGGAATGGCGAACATGGTAAGCAGTATGATGGGTGGGGGTGGGGAAACCGGTAGTGGTGGAATGGCTGACATTGCAGGAATGATGAGTGGTCTAATGGGAGGATTAAAACCTGGACAGAAACTCGACACCAATGCAATGGAGCGTCAAGACAAACGCGCAAACAAAATTACTCAAATAAAACAGCGCATTGAAAAGAATAAGTTGAAAGAGATGATTGCTCTACAACAAATGCAAACGGCTGCTGCTGCTCGCGAACAGGCTGTGGTCGACAATCCTCCCCTCACAAATGAAGAACTGATTGATTTATTCGATGATAGTGGGGTGACACTATCCACATCTGGTGATCAACCCATGGGGTCAAAAACCAAGAAGAAAAAGAGTAAATCCCAAAAATAAAAAAAATGCATTATATAAGTATCAATCCACACAAGATATATGACGGTATTTTGGACAACGAAACCAGGAATTTTGATAAGTTCGGCCAATATCAAACAGTTATTACCTACGCGCACAATGACATACATTGAAAAACTCAATGCAATTACTCGCCTTACCATTGTTATTACTGTTTTAGCATATGGATTAACCGGTTCTATTCGGTCGGTCGTAGTAGGAACATTAACCATTGGGATTATCGTGATTATTCACTCTTATTACGTCCGAACAGGTCGCAAGTTGTTCAGTCCATTTATACAAAATGAAAAGGACGGGAAGAGTGATAATGTAGAAGGGTTTAGTGGGCATTCTAGTGGAAAAACTCATATTGCAAATGCGAGTGATCTTTCCGCAAATCTTGGGACACATTTTAGCCAACCCACACCTACTAATCCATTGTCTAATGTGTTGCTCACTGACATTCAAGATAATCCAGACAAAAAGTCTGCACCTCCAGCATATCAAGACAAGGTGTATGCCGACATCAACCATAATACAGTGGACATGATAAAGAAATCCAATAAAAGCTTTCCCGGAATCGAAGAGAAATTATTCGGGTCTTTAGGCGAAAAGTTTGATTTTGACATGTCTATGCATCAGTTTCATTCCACGCCTAACACTAGGGTGTCAAATGATCAAGGAGCATTTGCACAGTTTTGTTATGGAAACATGACATCATGTAAAGATGGAGATGTGCTTATGTGTTCATCAAGTGATCATAATCTCAGGTAATCAAAATTGTGATTCATTCTTTAAGATGTCTGTTTTTATTTGTTACATCGTCTGTAAAAAATAATATTCTGCAAGTGTATATAAATGGATACTTCTACACCGTTCGCAAATGCGTCACGTATCGGAAGTGACCTATGTAGCACAGACCAGAGGTCAATTCAAAACGTTCAGTCATGTAACTATAAACTGCAGAATTATTTCCTTAAGGATTGTGGTATGGAAAAACCTATTCAGTTTGCAACAAATCAACCAGCAGTAAATTACAAGGGAGGACATTTAGGCGCAGGCGGATGTAATGTGACACAAAGTTCCGAACTGCTCCTTGGTGGTCTACAAACCCATCCCAAATCTAAGATTGACCTATTTCAGCGTCCATATTTAACTATCCCATTTTTAGGTCGCGGGTCTTCCGATTCTGTAGCAGAATCTCGTCTTCAACAAGGAGAGTTGGAGACTAACCGTAAATCTGTGACACAATTATCCGAAAGAACATACCTCAACCACACAAATACTCCATTGATTGACAGTATCAGTAACCGTATTAATAACCCAACCTTTCTTGTCGAGGAATCTGCTTCTAGTGGATGGGTTCGTGGAGGTATGGCCTCACGCGACATGACTCGTGATACGATGTAATTATGTATATGGATCATAACAACAATATAGATACTTTTAGGAATACCATTATATTCACCGAGAACTTGAATATAATGTCAACCGCTTCCAATCAAGAAACAACATACGATGAGCCACGCAGCTTCAAATATATAACAACTGCTGGAATAACCTATGTATTTTATGATACAAAATATAACACAATTTTACGTGAAAACCTTAATATTGTCGTATCGCATGAAGCTATTGCCGAGTTTGAAAATGATTTTGAGGTCATTAACGTATTATACACAAAAGAGTTGAAACAAATATTTGAAGCATCATGTGAAGATGAAGTTGCAACCAGGTGTATGGAGTTGTTTGATACTATAAATGCTTCCACATTATCTATATGTCTAGAACTATTGACAACGCGTCCAGCCGCATTACAACTGTTATTAAGTACGAACGTAACGTCTGATGAAACACCCGACCCAGCGAATGCAGGTTGTTCCACCGACCCAATCGAGATGCGTCGAAGCGTTCTTCCCCTTCTTTTTTCGTATGATTTACTGTTTTTCACACATATATGCATGGGTGACCTATTTATCAAAGGAGAGATTGATACGTTGCATTTAGATACGCTCTGCGACGCAATTCGAAAATATATATAGTGAATAACATACAAAATTAAAATATGTCTGCAGTGTATATATATTCAATGGCTTCTACCAGAAATAAAAACACTCGCAACAATTATGCACTTGAACTCAATAAAAGCATTCACACACAAGAGTATTTACTCACTGGCGATTATGCACAATCAACTGCGACAGCATGCCCAGGAAATGGGTTAGGTGTGGCACATATACCTCGATCGCAAATGTCAAATAACCCAATCGAGATAGAGAACTTTCTTTTTGGAATTGGCTCATCAGACTTGACCAAGGATGTCCCGGTTCTTAACGCAGATTTGAAATGTCTCCCCACCCATGATATATTTACGAAGGCACCCACGGTAGTGTCTCAAAAGTTTGTGCCTAATAACACTCAACGACCTCAGTTCAAGTAAGTAGTAATGTTGGAATATCTATACAATATGTTCACATCACGTATTGTATAGGTAGATGAATATTCATTCAATATTCGGGGACATGCTTTTTAAATATGCACCCCATTGTACCAAGTCCCTTAATCTCTTTTGTTACAAGATCTGGATTTTGAAACTCGCAACTAGACGTCCAAATTTTTATAATGCAAAATGATTTTTTGGGAGAAATTGTCACTCCATTTATTGTATTTACAAATTGTTGATTAGTACTCAATGTGTTTCCAGACAACATATAAGTGAGTTCCTTCCATATGGTATATACTGATTTATTAGGAATCTTATAGGAAAAACATCCTCCATTTCGATTATTTAGATCCTCCCACACAGGAACAATACCATCTTTCATAATGAATAACATACAGTTGACTACTAATACCTCGGGTAAAGATTCCATTAGAGCAATTGTCTCTTCTACTGTTGTCATTGTATGCACATTTCGATAACTCTTGGTAGTCCAATCAGTATCGTGTGGAAGATGTGTCCATAATGTCCATTTATTTTGTAGTTGATGATGCGTGTCAACAACATCAGTAGGTGTTTTACCATGTTCAGGTTCACCCTCCATGAATATATTATCTATTATTTATCTAAACCCTTTCAAGAGCCACATACTAACTTATGTGGTTGACATTCGGATTGTTCAGCGTAATATCCGTCTTTCTGAATAACAATACTCATATCTTGGGTATATGACACAATATTCACATTATGGTCTATGAGTTGAATGGTATAGTTGCGACCATTTCGTAAAACGTTATGTTGGTTTAGTACTAAACTCCATATGATATACTTGTTAATATGATTACCTATCGCATAAAAATTAATAGTATCAGACCGCAATAATATCTCATATTGAACCGGGTCATCTTCAAAAGTGACTGTGATATTGATGAACTCTACAAGACTTTTTGTGTTATGTAGGTCGAATACTTTTTCAGTGTCATCTAAGTCATCTATGTCATCTAAGTCATCTAATACGACTACATGTAATGTAGGAGTGGTGTAAACCAATGCATCCATATCTTCTGGAAACGGTATAGGCTGGTTGTGTTTAGGTTCGTCATACATTGCTACTGTTCTTCCATCCTTTATATAATATAACATGCATCCACCACTGAGTTCAGCGTCGTCTAATATCGGAGTATAATCAAATATTATTCTTTTAATATAAATTTCTACATATGAATACCAGTATATCATGTTTATACACAATGCACCCAAAGAGGCTTTTATTGTATTTTTATATATAGATATTCCCCACATACCTACAGCTACTGCAGAAAACTGAATTATTCCATCCAACAGCATTTGCTTAATTAGATATAGTACAATATAGGATACTGTATCTAAATATATTTATGTTATATTCATAATCATGTGATAGTAAGATTTGCTTTACCATTTTGGATCTTGCCTACATATACATCAGGATCACCGTTTACATCGATACTATAGAGTGAGCCGTTTTCTTCACCTGTGGTATAATAAGATACCCCATCTATCTCGATTTCAAAAACACCTTCCTCGTCTTCCTCGTCTTCATCCTCGGGCAGATTTTCGCATATATCATCCTCGCCAAGTAGAGGTTCATCCTCCATTATATTATTTGTCTTTTCAACTGGTTGAACTTCTTTGCATATCCCCTGCAATAGACTTGTATCATTATCTTCATCCAATGAAGATGATGTCACCTCATTGATACTTAAAACAATGTTGTCGGTAGGAGTATCATTCCCATTTTGCATATCATAATTTTTATGAGATTGACACAACTGTTTCAGTTCTTCTTGCATACCCTGCATGTTCTCACGATACGTTATGATTTCTTGCTCGAGAAGAGAAACATTAATTCGATAGGTTGTTTCTTGAATACGTGTTCTTGGGGTCGTTTCATCTTTTGTAACGCATAATAGGTCTTCTTCTAACTGTTGTGTTTTTTCAGAGCATTTTGCAATATCTTCTTTAACCCTTGACATATTGAGTTCCATAACTGCAATGCCAACATGTCGACTAACTACATTGTTTATATCAATCATTAATAAGTTCATATCGAGTTTCAACATTCTATCGCCTGATGACATATTGATATATTATATCAGATGACCTGTTTAGGTTGTTTAGTATCTAATGTAAAATGTTTTCATCATTCGCGTCATAACCCATATATTATTTACTCATGTACTAATTATAGTAAGCGATGGCATCTAGTAGTATTCAAGAGATTTCCGATGACGATATACGCAACATGTGCGACATTGTACATAGACAGACCGATTACACGATTGACCAAATCATGGACAAACTTATCGAATACGACTATAACCACATTGACATCATCAAAGACTATATGGGTATTGTTGTCGCAAAACCGTATAAAATCGAATCAATACAACAGGAAATATACAAACAACTGCGGATCAAACTAGATGCCGCTACAAAGGATTTTAACGACGGTCAATATGATAAACTAAAGAAGGAGATAGAAGACGATATATGATAAGAGAGAGACGACTAAACGATGGTATTGACCTAAAGGGGCAAACAGTAGTATACAACAATGAAAGTAACAAATACTGATTTACTCAATAATAGATATAAATATTCTATTGATATTCTGGAACAGAATATTGTGGAAAATCATCTCGATGCAAAAATACTTTTGGCAACACAAACGCTTACACCCGAGTTTTGTGTCAAATACATATTAGATTTAGATATTGAAGGAGGTGGAGAAGAGTCGTATATATTTGACGTGTGTTACATATTAGAGTTCCAAAAACATATCACAGAAAAAGAATTGATGGATTTAATATCTACTTAAATAGTGTTATACATATCATACACTATGGACAAGACACTGTTCCCAAATGGATACTTGGAGTTAGGAATCGGGTGCATGTTTTCAGGAAAAACGTCATGGTTACTAGAGACATACAAAAAATTCACATATTGTAAAACGAGTGTGGTGGTCATCAATCACGCAGAAGATACGAGGTATGACGAAACCATGATGTCTACGCACGACAAAATCATGATTCCTTGCACACAACTATCAACATTTGATGGAATTATAGACGCCGATGATACGAGTGTATTGGACAAAATTATGTCAGTTGATGTGGTTCTCATTAACGAAGGACAATTCTTTGGGTCTCTTGTTCCGTTTGTTAAACACCTTTTAGGCAACTGTAAAATTGTTTATGTGTGCGGCCTTGACGGAGACTTCAAACAAGAACGGTTTGGTGAAATACTCGACCTTATCCCAATATGCGACAAAGTACACAAATTAAGCGCACTGTGTGCCGACTGTAAGAACGGAACGCCTGCGATCTTCTCACATCGAATCATTAGCGACACACAACAAAAAGTGATTGGAAGTGATAACTACATGCCGCTTTGCCGAAAATGTCTTTATACTAGAGGTTCTGCATGATTTATGTATCGTTTAAGTATTTAGCAATACATCCAATAAGGCCAATAACATCGTGAAGATATTGATAAAATTTAATATTGTATAATATTATAATGTCGGGTCAAATCGTCGAAGTATACTTTTCTTCACATTCTAGCGACGCGTGGGATTATATGTGGCTTGATGATTGGTCCTTTTTTGATGCCAATGGTACTAAAATACCGGTAGAGTCTGTAGCCAACGCTACCAACCCTCTTAGTGGGGTTGCCAATCGATGGGGATTTAAGCAATATGCGGGGACTCACCCCCCATCCAACTTAATTGATTCAGACCCTAATAGCCTATGGGCTGTTGACGACTACAATGGATCATTGATATTTTACATTGCAGCAGGTAATGCAACAGTTGCTACGTATACATGGACAGTATCTCATTGGCAATGGAACAAAGCAGCCATCCCAACAGAGTGGACTGTTTATTCCAATGGAGTTCAACGTACTGAAGCAATTTCCGATAGATGGAATACTGTTAGTGATGAACAAGTTATGGGTCCCTTTACTATACCTGTACCACCACCACCACCAGTACTCACAATCACAGGTGCTAACCCAATGCTCATATTATATGACGCGACCGCTTCATACACGGATCTTGGTGCGTCTGCAGTTGATTCTGCTGATGGCACCAACTTAAGTAGCACTGTGGAGGTGAGTGGTCAGGTAGTTAATCTAGCAATCATTGGTACGTACACAGTCACGTACACTGTAACAACTACTGATGGGCGATCAGCGACAGCGACCCGCACAGTGGTCGTATCGCCTCACCCAACCTGCTTCCCCGCAGGCACACCCATCCAAACGGATCAAGGAGAAACAGCCATTGAACAGTTAGTTCCTGGCGAACACACCCTTCGCGGTAAGAGTATCATTGCTATTACCCAGACCCGTCCTCTACAGAAGCACATTGTTTGTTTCGAGAAAGACAGTATCGGAAAGAACGTTCCGTCTCAGCAAACCCTTTGCAGCAAAGAACACAAGGTGTTATACCAAGGTGAGATGATCAAGGCGAGAG